GTCAGAAATTTATTACAAACAAATAACTACGATAGACCTTTTAATCCTGATCTAGGTTCACAATTAAACGCAATATTATTTGAACCTATGAGCCCCTTGACGGAAAACAGTATAGAAAATGAAATTGCTCAGATGATTGGGGCATATGAACCCAGAGTAATTTTGCAAAAAGTGAATGTGGAAGCAAATGATGCTCAAAATGCCTACAATGTGACAATAAGTTTTTTCCTACAGAATGCTACCACACCAACATCAATAACAATCCTTTTAGAGAGAAACCGATAAATGGCTGGAGCAAATAGCAATATTCAGATAACAGACTTGGATTTTAATGATATTAAAACTAATCTGAGGAACTTCTTAAAGTCGCAAAACGCTTTAAAAGACTATAACTTTGAAGGTTCAGCACTCTCTGTACTATTAGACATTCTCTCATATAATACGCAGTACAATGCATATTATTTGAACATGGTTGCAAATGAGATGTTCTTAGACTCCGCAATTCAGAGAGAATCTGTCGTTTCACTAGCAAAACTTTTAAATTACACACCAAAATCCGCTATTGCACCCGAAGCTACAATTAATGTTCTTGTGAATCAGGTAACAGATGCATCATTAACTTTACCTAAAAATGCACAGTTTCTTTCGGAAAATATTGATGGTACTAACTATAACTTTGTCACAACAGACTCTTCAACTGTGGCGGTTTCTGGCCAGCAAGCACTCTTTTCAAATGTATCAATAAAACAAGGTATTGTTTCATCAATATCATATCAAGTGGATTCTACCACAAATCCAACATATACCTTCTCTATTCCTGATGAGAACGTTGATACCACAACACTTTTGGTGTCTGTACAACAGTCTGTTTCGAATACAACATATGAAATCTTCACAAAAGCATCAGATGTTTTGTTGTTAACGGCCGAGTCAACTGTTTACTTCTTGCAGGAGGGTGTCAACGGTTTATATGAAATCAATTTTGGTGATGGTATATTAGGCAAAAAACTTGTTAATGGTAATATTGTTAATCTGAATTACTTGTCTACAAGCGGATCAGGATCCGCTGGTGCAAACAGTTTCATCAACATGAATTCAATTGGAGGATTCTCCAACGTTACTGTTACATCTGTACAGCCAGCATCCTTTGGCCAAGATAGAGAATCTGTAGATTCCATAAAGTTTCAGGCACCAAAGTCTTTCTCTGCACAAAAACGTGCAGTGACTAAAGAAGATTATATAACAGCAATTCAACAGAACAATTTAGGTTATTCTTTTGATGCTGTCAACGTTTGGGGTGGACAAGAAAATGATGTACCAATTTATGGCCAAGTTTTCATTTCATTGAAGCCAGCAGGTTCTTACAACCTAACGCAATTACAGAAACAGAAGTTGATTCAAGATGTAATTAAGCCAATTTCGGTACTTACAGTGACACCAACAATTGTGGATCCGGACTATAGTTACTTGCAATTGACTATAAATGTACTGTATGATCCAAATAAAACAAATTTAACATCTTCACAAATCAAAACAAATGTGAAGACTGCAATTTTAAATTTGGCTGCAAGTCAGTTAAATACTTTTAACTCCACATTTAATATTACAAACTTTAATAATGTGGTAAACAATGTCAGTTCATCAATTATTACAAATGAAATAAGTGTACAAGTACAGAAGAAATTCTTTCCAATTTTGACTGTACCAACAACATATAGTCTTTATTATGGAACACCACTCAAAAGAGGTATGTTCCAAAGTGGAATCAGCACATCACCATCATTGCAATTCAGAGATCCAGACAATCTATCATCAATTATTGATGGCGTACAAATTGAAGAGATGCCATCGTCAACTGGTGGTGTTGAATCAATTTCCATTATCAATCCAGGCTTTGGTTATCAGAGTGCACCAACAATTGAAATTCTTGGCGACGGCGTTGGTGCAACAGCAGAGGCTGTAATTTCTATTACCGGTTCATTGAAGTCGATCAATATAACTAACAAAGGTTCTGGTTACACAAATGCGATTGTTAAGATTACAGCAAAGTCAAATGATACTACAGGTCAATTGGCGGCCGCAATTGTAAACCTTGAAGGTCGTTACGGTACACTAAGATCATTCTACAATAACAATGAGAACGTGAAGATCATATTGAATAGTTCTGTTGGTACTATTGATTACAACTTGGGTGTGATAACACTTGAAAACTTCAATCCTTATGGTGTACAGAATGATCTCGGTCAGTTGACAGTTTCTGCAAATCCAACAACATCGATTATTTCGTCAACTTATAATAGGATCATCACAGTAGATTCATTTGATCCGAATTCGATTATTGTTAACGTAAATACTAAGTAAAATGATTCCCGATTTTCAGAAAACTTCTTTACTGATACCATCTCAACTTCCCTCTTTTGTTAGGGAAAATCCAGACTATGACAAGTTCGTTACGTTCTTGCAGGCATACTACGAATGGATGGAACAGAATGGTAATGTCACAGAGAGAAGTAAAAACATTCTCAACTATAAAGATATTGACAGAACATCGGAAGAATTTTTAGATTATTTCACAAATGAATTCTTGCAATATTTTCCACAAGAAGTTCTAATCGACAAGAAAACTGCCGTAAAGTATGCTCGTCAGCTGTACTACACAAAAGGCACACCAGCATCTTATCAATTTTTGTTTAGAATTTTATATAATTCAGATTTTGATGTTTTCTATACAAAAGATGCAGTTCTAAAAGCTTCTGATGGTGCTTGGTATGTTGCGAAAAGTTTAAAACTGGCAACAGGAAATAAAAATTTCTTGAAAGTCAATAACTATAGACTGTTTGGTGAGACAACAAAGACGATTGCAACAATTGAAAATGCAACATCAACAGGCAATATAATTGAAGTTTTTATTTCCGACATTACAAGATTGTTTCAGTCGGGTGAATTTGTTAGAGTAGTTGATACAAACAATCAAGATATTTTGTTTGGTGGACAATCACTTAGAGCAAAAATTGTGGGACAAATTAGTCAGATAAGAATTGATCCAAACAAAAGAGGTTTATTGTATGAAACTGGCGATCCAGTAGTCGTTTATGGTGGATTAAACTCTGCCAATGGAATTGGTGCATCTGCAACAGTTGGATTAACAACATCAGGATCAATTCAACGTATAAATGTTATTGATGGAAGTTATGGATATAGAGAAAATCCAAATACAATCATTTCATTTACAAATGCACCAGGTGCAACTGCTGTTGTTGGTTCTATAGATCCCGACTCAACAAAAACCGCCAATGTTGCCTTAATACCCATAGAAACAATTGCACTAAAAAGATTCACACCAATAGGAAATACAAATTATTTCTTTTCGAACGTTGCTTCCGCAAATGCAAATACCAGATTATCTGATGCGTTTTCTTTTATTCAGTTTTCTGCATATCCAATATCGTCCATTTTTGTTACAAATGGTGGCGGCGGCGTTAGAACTATTCCAACGGTGCAAGCGACATCCGTATATCAGAATGATATAGGCGGCTCGGTTGATCTGGGTAATCTGGGTATACTTTCACCAATTCGAATCATAAGTGGTGGTCACGGATATCAAGCGAATGATCAAATTGTTTTTTCTGGTGGAAGTGGTGTTGGTGCTCGAGCAAATGTGACAGCTGTCTCCAATACTGGTGCAATCACAGATGTTGAATATCTTTCTGTCTCTGTAAAAGATTATCCACCTGGTGGTTTTGGTTATTCTCAACTGTCTTTACCTACATTAACCGTACAATCAGCCAATGGACAAGCTGCGAATGCGAGTTTGATTGTCCCTGGTGTGCTTGGTAGAGGTGCAACATTCTCTTTAGTTACAGACAGAACTGGTTCCGTTACAACAATTAATGTAGTTAATCCTGGTGAAGATTATGTTTCAGCACCTGGTATTTCTTTAAAGGTTGAAGATATTTTAGTTTCCAATGTCAGTTCAACATTGGAAAAAGGAGATGTTATTTTTCAAGGCACTAATGCCAATACATCGACATATTTGGCATACATAGATTCACTTTCAGTATATCAATTCAATAATGATCCTGCACAAACAATATACAACTTGCGTGTCTACGACTACAATACGACACCAAATACTGCATTACCATTGAAGGCAGAAAACAATGTTAATCTACAAATGGTTGGTGCAGCACTAGATTCAAACTATAATTCTAGTGGCGTGAGAAGATATGGTGACGGTAACGCAAGAGCTAATGCATCATTTTTGAACGGGCTGGTTGTCAGTCAAGGGCAATACCTGAACTCAAGAGGCAAACCAAGTTCTTCAGATGTATTGCAAAGTAAAATATATAACAACTTCACTTACATAATTAGTGTTGAAAAAGAGATTGAAAAGTATAGAGAAATATTATTGAATCTCTTACACCCAACTGGAATGAATTTTTTGGGGCGTTACATACTTAGATCAAATACAGAATTAAATCTGGATGCTTCTAGTTCATTAGATCAAGGCAAACCGATAGATTTTTTTACAGGAACTACTGCCACACAGGCACAAATGTATGCCAACTTTACAAATAAAAGTAATAATATAATTTATTTCAGTAATTTGAATAGTGTAAACCTTGCAAATATTGTATCGGCAAACACAAATTCAATTGTTTTGAAACCAACAAATGGTCCTCAAGTATCGTCGAAAGTGATTTATGTCAATGGTGCAGCCTCAACAGTTACGATTGAAAGTAATGTTTGGTTAACATTTGCGAATGTTGCGTTCGTGTCTGGTAATTCCGGTTCCAATGTCATAAATATTACATCATTGACTAACGCTTATAATATTATAAACAATGGTCAATATAGCAACACAGCCTATCCAATCAAAGATATTGTCTATGTGGGCGATAGCGTTTTGGTGGATAATAATACAAGTAAGATTGTACAGAGTGTTGATTTTGAAAATGATCGAATTTATTTGACAACGAATTTAACATCGAATGTTGGTAATTCATACATGGCAGTGAACAGAACATTTGTTGCAAACACATCAACAAATTCAAAACAGATATTCATTTACGGAATAATTGGTCAATCTTATACTTTACCAGAAATCACAACAGAAAATGGTTTGATAATAATAACTCAGGATGATAGAAAACTTCTATTAGGATAAAAAATGGCAACAATAAAAATTACAGAATTATCAGCAAGAACATTAACATCTGATACTGCAAATACAATATTTGTTGGTGTAGATTTAGAGACAGGTATAACAGGAAAATATACAGCCAAAAACATGGCAGACAATCTGTATGCGAATAATTCGTTGAATGTTGGTAACAATTTCACATTACTGAGTAAACCAATTACATTTGCTGATGGTACAACACAAAATACTTCTTTTGTTGTGACAGGCACATATGCAAATGCTGCTTTCTTAAATGCAAACTCAGCATATAACTCACAGAATACTACTGGTTCATATGCAAACTCAGCATATACTCAAGCTAATACCGCCAACACAAATGCAGCTACAGCAGATTCAAAAGCAGTATCAACTGGATCTTATGCTAACTCAGCATTTTCAGCAGCCAATTCAGCTGATAGTAAAGCAGTTACAGCTGGATCATATGCAAATTCAGCATTTTCAGCAGCCAATACAGCAGACTCCAAAGCAGTAACAGCTGGTTCTTATGCAAATTCAGCATTTTCAGCAGCCAATACAGCAGACTCCAAAGCAGTAACAGCTGGATCTTATGCAAACTCTGCATTTGATGTGGCAAACTCAGCAGCATTGTATGCCAACGGTTCTTTCATACAAGCAAATGCTGCTTATACCAGAGCCAACAATTCTCTTGATGCGAATACTGGTGGCACGGTAACTGGCAATGTAACAGTAACAGCATTCACAAACCTAGGAAACGTTAGTAATGTAATCATTACTGGTGGTTCAGCAAACAATATTTTAACCACAGATGGTGTAGGAGGAAATTTAAGTTGGACTTCGAAAACCACTTTTCCTGGTCAAGCTTTTGTAGAAACATTTACGATACTAACTTCACCCGGATCATCGATCACTATTGACACATTGAACCAATCGAGCACTTATTACACCAGTAATACCTCTTCAAACATCACTATAAATTTTAGAGGTAATTCCACCACAACATTAGATAACACAATACAAACTGGTCAGATCACAACCGCGGTAGTATTGATTACAAATGGTGCTACGGGTTTTTACATAAATGCATTTCAAATTGATGGGGTATCAGTAACTCCAAAATGGTTAACTGGAATTGCACCAAGTTCAGGTAATGCTAACAGCATTGATGTTTATAATATTACTATTATTAAAACGGCCGCATCCACTTATACTGTATTGGCTGGAATTTCTAAATTTTCTTAAGTACTAATCATGCCATTATTTTCATCATTTTCCGGTAGTTTGTCTATACTTGCGGGCCCGGTACCTTTAATTATTACACCAAGCACAACAAGCATGACTGAGGGTGAAGAGGTGGTTTTCACAATTACTGGCCCCAGTAATACATATTTTCTAACTCCTCAAAATTTACGACCTCATTCATTAAACGCCGCATTTAAAACTGTAACTGTGTCTGGAGGAGAAGCCACAGTTTCCTATTTTGTTGGAATAAACTCCAATAATACTGAATCGGATAATGTATGGAGAATGAATGTTCGTACCGGAAGTACAACAGGACCAATTGTTGCTACTAGCGCAGACATTACAGTTTCTACCGTAATTGCGGGAACCTTTATTGATGAGGTGGCTGGATCAAGAAGTTGGACTGTTCCCGATGGAGTTACTAGTATTTCTTTCATAATCGTTGGTGGTGGCGGCGGCGGCGGCGGTTATCAATCCGGCACTGGCCGAGGCGGGGGAGGAGGAGGTGCTGTTGCAGCTCGAAATAATGTAGCTGTAACGCCTGGCGGCACAGTAAGTTACACTATCGGTGCGGGTGGAACTGGTGGAGCAAATACTACCAATGGTGGAAATGGTGGAGCTTCGTCGTGCCGATCAGCAATCGCTGGTGGAGGTCAAGCAGCAACTGGTGCCACCGGC